GAGATGAACCGTGTCCCTGCTGAGAAGTACGGGTTGAGTATGCCACAGATCTACTGGATGCACTTGAAGCGTATAGAGCTTACCTGGGACTGGTTGTTCAGGCAGGAATACCCTACAACAATTGAAGAAGCGTTCCAGACCCCCGGTGATACGTCGCTTATACCCATGGAACTGCTCGAACAGGCTGTCTCGGATACGAGTATGTTCAAATGGAGAGAAGATGAACCGCGCGTAGCGGCCTTAGACCCTGCTGGAGCAAGCCGTATAGCTGATAGAACCGGTATAGGCCATCGTGTGGGGCGCGTATTTGAGAATCTGGAGTACATTAAAGGGAAAAACACCCGTCAACTGGTGGATATTGCTGGTGAATATATAGATAAGTGGAAAATAGACCGCATGTTCATTGATGTGCAGGGGCTTGGTGTGGGCGTGTACGATATTTTGGTGTCCGAGGGGTATGCCCAGATAGTTCGCCCATGTAACTTCGCCTCCGAAAGCGTCGATCTCAATCCAGACGGAACCAAAAAGTATGAGCGTATGCGTGATCAGTGCTGGGGCAGAATGCTCGAATGGTTCGTTGACGGGCCGGTGCAAATCCCTAACCTGTCCGAGCTAAGAACAGACCTGACTGCACCCGGATACGACCGCAGTACGGGCAGATTGAAGCTGGAAAGTAAGCGTGATATGCGTAAACGAGGCATCAAATCACCTGATGGTGGGGACGTACTGGCTATGACATTTACGGACAAGGTACGGAAAACCTTGCGTAATAATAGAGATCGTGGTAAGGTTGTCACGGATTATGATGAACTTAGTTTCGGATTGTATTAGGGGAGCAGGGGTTATGGGTAGAAAAGAATTTATGAGATCATTATTTATTCAGCTTTACCCTCCCCAAAAGTCTTTGGAATATCGGATAATTGAGACAAGAGCTTTTTTTGCATTGCGGGACAAGATTATGGCTCTAGCAACAGAGCGTTAAAAGGAGTAGGCCATGACAGCGTTATTTTCTTCCAAGCCCAAAGAGGTTGATATCCCGTCGCCTGACGACGATGCGCTGAAATTACGACAGCGTATACTTGGTCGTGGCGGGTCGCAAAGCACTGTGATAACCGATCAGGAGAATATGGATCGAGGCAGTGTGTTCAGCCGTAAACCCCGGAAGGCGAATTTGTCCGGTACAAGGCGCGGATAAATGATAATAGCTAACCCCGAAGAAAAGTCACAGCTCAATCAGGAGTTTCAAGAACTCAAAGGTCAGCGCGGATCACTTGAGGATCAGTGGCAGCAGGCGGCTGAGCTTGCATCTCCGAGGGACAGCGTATTCAACATACAGCGCACTGAGGGTCAAGACCTTCGCACCTCTCCCCGTATATATGATAGTAAGGCCGAACGTGCCTTGGAGCGTGCTACGGCGTTCTACGGGGCTGTACTGACCCCTCCTGACCAACAGTGGCATAACCTGAGAAGTTCCCTTCCCGAGTTGAATAAAGATCATGATGTAAAACTGTATTTTGACGAGATAACCCGCATCCTGTTTTCGTGGCGGTACAGACCAAGAGCAAACTTTGCTGACCAGAACCACGAGGAACATCACAGTTTACTGGGGTTTGGCAACAGTTGCTTGTATGTGGGCAGTAGCTTTGACCAGCCCCTGTGGTACACATCTGTTCATATGAGTGAGTGCTTTTTCAGTCGTGATCCGAGGGGATTGGTGGATAAGGTGTTCCGTTTATTCCCCATGACGGTACGGCAACTCATCGCTGAGTATGGCGAAGATAACGTGTGGAAAGAGATTAAGGACAAGAAGCCGGAAGAAAAGCTCAAAGTGCTTCATGTCGTACAGCCTAACCCGAACTATGACCCCGAGAACCGGCTTGACCCCATGCGTAGACAGTATATGTCCCGGCATATGTTGGCTGAAAGCGTGAGCGGTGCTACACGGGATGACTTTTATTTACGTACAGGCGGGTTCTTCACGTTCCCGTTTGCATGTGCAAGCGATTCACACAGCCCCGGAGAGAACTATGGACGAGGCACGTTGCAACGTCTTCTCCCGGATATTAAAATGCTTAACCAGATAGGCCGAACCTATATTCGTACAGGGCATTTCCAGAGCGATCCTGCGTTATTGCTCAAGGATGATTCCAGTATCGATACCCCCGATCTGCGCCCTGGCAAACACGTGGTGGGGGGACTCGACGCGAAGGGTGTCCCCACCATACAGCCTTTCGGTGGTGGCGGTTCATGGGAAGTCAGCGTGGAAATGCTGGAACGTACAGCCAATGCCATTGAAGAAGGCTTCCTGCTCGATATGTTCTCCCCTAACTTTGAGGGTAGGGACAGGGTAACAGCTACTGAGGTGCTGGAAGAATTGCGTAGAACGGGCCGGTTACAGACTCCGCTGGCTGGTAGAAGCAATAATCAGGCACGTAGCGTCCAGATAACCCGCGAACTACAGATATTGAACGACAGGGGCTTGCTTCCCCCTATGCCCGGAGCGTTAATGGAGGCTGGTGACGAGTTTGAGATTGAGTATACCAATCCCCTTGCCTTGGCTCAGAAGACAGATGGTGCTATCGGAGCTATTCGGTACGTTGATCAGGCTATGGAAAAAGCACAGGTCAACCCGGAGATACTTGATAACGTCGATTTCGACGAGTTTATACGGCTGATACATGAATCGGAAGGTGCGCCGGCTAAATTGGTACGTGACCCGGAAGACGTAGCGCGTATGAGACAGGCGAGACAGGCACAGGAACAGCAGCAGCAGTTGATGGAAGCTGCGCCTGGAGTTGGTAGAGCAGTACTGGACGGAGCAAAGGCGCAAGAAATAGCACAGAATGGCTGATAGAGTAACTGAGTTAGAGTGGGAACGCACCGCTATAAATGCGTATAGGGCTATATTTAATGGGCCTTTTGCAGACACCGTGATGGCTGACCTTGAACACTTCTGCAAGGTAAATGCTACTTCCTATGGTAACGACCCTGTTGAACAGACCAAAATCCTTGGAAGAATGGAAGTGTATAACTGGATATCTCTCAGAGTAAACTCGAATTCCAATACAACTCGGCAAATCGATGACGAAATCAATAAAATAAAGGAGAGCGGAAATGTTTAACAAAATCAGGTATTTTATGGATGCAGAGGGAACTGGTAGTGGCGAGGGTGCTGGTAGTGAAGGTGAACCTGCTGTACCGGAAACCCCTCCAGAACCTACGCCATGGCACAGGGCAGAAGGTCTTGGCCTGTCTGATGAACTGATCGGTATGATCGAGAACAAGGGCTGGGGCGGTGATGACGGTATTGGTAAGATGACCACATCCTATCGTGAACTGGAGCGTCATATGGGCGTGAAACCAGAGGATATCCTGCGTAGACCGGCTGATGACGACCCGGACGGGTTCAATAACATCATGAATCAGCTCGGTAGACCGGAAGAATCCACTGGATACGGTGCTGAGTTCGGTGAAGGTGTTCAGGTTAACAAGGAATATCTCGAAGGCTACCGCGAAGCCGCGCACAAGGCGGGTCTAACCGACCGACAGTTCATGGAAATAGCCAATTTCTCCAATGAGTTTGTGTCTAACCAGCAACAGAGCGATGGTGCCATTATCGATGCTCAGAACGAATTGGAGATGACGGAACTCAGAACTAAATGGGGCGCGAAGTTCGATGAGCGGATGCAACTTGCACAGAGTGCGGGTGAGGCGTTCGGATTCACGGATGAAGAGTTTGCCTCTGTTCAGCAACAGATAGGCCCAGGCCGTATGTCTGAGCTGTTCGCTAATATGGGTGATACGATGGGTGAAGATTCCATAGCCGCCAAGACCAATCGGCCCGGATTCGGTACAAGCCTTGAGCAGGTTAAGGCTGACCTTGCTGACTTTCATCACGAAATTGCCAACAATCCTGACAGGCTTGCGCGTCTTACCGAGCAGTCCAGTGAGAGCTTTTTCGGCATGAAGGGCGAGGACTGGCACAAGCGTGAAAACCTCTACGCTCAACTGCGAACCATGCAAGGCGGTTGACAAATAAAATCCTTTCGTGTATGTTTGCCTTGAGGACAAGGCTCACCAGCCCCCGCTGACACGGGAAAGACCGCCCCGCTTCTCTTGGGTGTTCCACGTGAAGCATGGCCCCGCTAGCCGGACAAGCCGAAAACTAACTTGTTTGAACAGAGGGATCATGTTATGGCACAAACAACTGATGTTGTATATGTGCAAGAGTTCAATGATAACCTGAAACTCTTAGCCCAACAGCGGTTATCCCGCTTTAGACCTTATGTGTCTGTTGGGTCTGCACACGGCGAACAGATGAGTCCGGTTGACCAACTGGGTGAAGCTACCGTCGAACAACGTAACGCACGTTACGAACCTAAAGGCACGAACGATATACCTCATTCGCGTCGTTGGGTACTACCTACCAGCTATTCATCTCACCTTCCAGAAGACGATTTCGACAAGCTACGCAAAAACGTACAGCTCGGAAGCGGATACCTGAAAGCGCAGATGCAAGCCATGAACCGTAAAATGGATGATTCGGCTATCCTGGGGATCTTTGGTGATAACCAGACCGGCAAATCAGGCACGACTACGGAGTCATGGGACACGGGCTACAATATCGCTGTCGGTACTACCGACTTGACGGTGACGAAACTGCTCGATGCTCGTCAGCTCCTCTTAGAAGGCGATGTTGATCTGGACGACCCCGAAGAAATGATAGGTTGCGGTATTACTCCTCACCAGGAGAACACGCTTATCAATTCCGACGAACTGAACAACGCCGATTATGGTAACACGGTATTTGATAAGGCTCGCGGCCTCCATGGTAGAACATGGTTTGGTATCACGTTCTTCATCACGAACCGGCTGACCGGTGCTGACTTTGCGGCTGACGCTGCTGGTGCATCTGCTGACCGCGAAATACCGTTCTTCGCTAAAAGCGGAGTGCATCTTGGATTCTGGGA